CAAGCTATGCAAGATACGATTGCTCAATTGGAGTCTGATATTAAAGGTTATCAAGTTTCCATTAATGAAACAAATAAAAAAGAACGTGATGACGCATATACCTTTGCTAGACAAACTGCACAACTTAGAATTGATGCAATGAATGATGGCAGAGAGAAAGAACGTGCCCAAGCAAAATTAAATTATGAAAACCAAGTTAAAGAAGCAGAAGGTAATGCTGACAGATTAGCCGCTGTTGAAGACTTATATGTTAAAACAAAAACTGATATTGATAATAAGTATACTCTTCAAGCTAAACAAAATGCCATTGAACTTGAAGATATCCGAATTCAAACTCTAGAAGATGGATTAGATAAAGAAATTGCTAGTTTAAATAATAAATTAGCGAAAGAATTACTTGAAGTTGGATTAACAGAAGAAAAAAAGAAAGCTCTTATTGCTGCTAATGAAAAAGCACTTGTAGATTTAAAAGAAAAATATGCAAATGAGCAAAAAGCTAGAGAATTAAAAATAGCACAAGAAATCGCTAATCTTAAGGTCCAAGGCATGAAAGATGGCTTGGCTAAGGAAATTGCGGCTATTAATATTAAAGAAGCTGAAGAATTAGCTGTTGTCGGCAGAACTGAAGCTGAGAAAGAAGCAATACGTAAATATTACGAGTCTTTAAGAGCTAAAGCCACTGGAGAACAAAAAAAGAAAGATGAAGAAGAAGCTGATGAAAAAATAAGAGCGATTGTTGATGTTGTTAACTCATATAATCAAGCGTTTGCTAGCATTAATGATATTTTTAGTACTATAGCTAATGCTAGGCTTGATGAGATTCAACGTCAAGCTGATGCTGAAGTTGCTGCAATTGATGAGAAAGAACGTAAAATTTTATCTAATAAAAATTTAACTGAAGAAGAAAGAAAAAAAATAGAGGCTAAATATGCTAATGAACGTTATGAAATAGAACGTCAAGCGGTTATACGTAGAAATGCATTGGCTGAAAAGGAATTTAAACGCAATAAAGCATTCCAATTAACTAATGCAATTGTGGCTGGAGCTGCTGGTGTTGTTGGCGCATTGGGTGAGCAGCCATTTACCCCAGCAAACTTTGCAACAGCTACGGCTGTTGGTATTGCGGCTGCGGCAAATATTGCTAAAATTGCGGCTACAAAATTCACTCCAGAATCATTACCACAAGTACCTGATTTATCTGGGGGTATTTCAAATAGCTCAGCAGCTGGTGGTAATCAAGAAGGTGCGACACCTAATGTAGGATTCTTTGGCCAACCAAACCAATTGAATAACTTGTCAGCTGCAACTGGATTACAAAACCAAAATGGACAACCTAACTTTACAGTAACTGCTGTTGTTTCTGAAACTGAAATAACCAATACGCAAAATTATATCAATAGGGTAAGACAAAGTGCTACACTTTAAAACAATAATTAAAAAACAATGAACGTAAACGCATATATACAGCTTGTAACTTTTATTAATGATTTTGCTGAACAACACATTGGTGTTCACAGATTCAAAGCAGAAGCTTCAGAACAACTACCTAATTTTAGCAATGAAGGAGAGGCATTCCCAATCCTCTTCATGACACCCCTAGCAACTCAATTCCAATCTAATGTAGATTCGTTTACAGTTAGAATATACTGTCTAGATTTAATTCAAGCTGATAGAGCAAATATTAACCAAATTTGGAGTGACACCAATCTTATCCTTAACGACTTAAAAAAATGGTTTACTGAAGGGAATAATCAAACTTGGGAAATAGTTGGGGACCCAATTGCAACACCAATCAATAATGCGTTATTAGATAAAGTTGGTGGATTTGTCATGGATATGACATTCTTGGTACCAACATATTGCTCAGATATGATTCCATTTTCTGGGTCTCCATTTGTTGGTGGCGAGGCATATGAAGCTATTTTTTCAAGATGGCTCACTTGTGAAACAGTTGTTCCTTGTCTTACAGGTAATACTGATTTTAATAACTATCTTGAAACATTCTTAACAGGTGGGACTGGTGGTCAAGATATCTTTGTAACTGGTGGTACATATTCTAATGGTACTGCTACGTTTACAAACAACACTGGTGGAACGTTTAACGTATCTGGATTCAAAACAGATGACATATTTGTAACTGGTGGTACTAAATCTGGTAGCGTAGCTACCTTCACTAATAACACTGGTGGTACGTTTAATGTATCTGGTTTTACTGATATCTTTGTAACTGGTGGTACTTATAATAACTCAACAGGTACTGCAACCTTCACCAATAATTCTGGTGGTACATTTAATGTTACAGGATTTAGTACTGGTGGCACAGGTACTGATACATATGTGACTGGTTTTACATTTAATCCAGCAACATATAATCTTAATCTTAGCCAAAATAACGGTTCATCTTTTAATGCCGACCTTAGTATATTATCAAGTGATGTAACTGTAACTGGCGGTACTTATAATCCATCTAATGGTAGTGCTACATTCACTAATAATACTGGTGGTACATTTACTGTTACTGGTTTTTTAACTGGTGGAACTATATCTAATGATTCATATTGGACATCTGGTTCAACTTGGAACGGCACCAATTACCCAATTAAAGCTAATAATGATTCTGGGTTGGATGCAACAGGTGCATATGCTGTTGCTGAAGGTCAAGGTACAGTAGCTAGGGGTGTATCATCACACGCTGAAGGTACCAATACAACTGCTAATGGTAATTATTCACATAGTGAAGGTCAATCTACAACAGCAGAAGGTGATTGGTCACACTCAGAAGGTGCTAATACAACAGCAAATGGTCAAACAGCTCACGCTGAAGGTTGGTCAACAACTGCTAATAACCATAATGCACACGCTGAAGGTGATACTACTATAGCTAACGGGGAAGCTTCACATAGTGAAGGCTCTCAAACAACAGCAACTGGTAATTATTCACACGCTGAGGGTACGCTTACACTTGCTTATGGTCCAAATTCACACGCTGAAGGTAATACAACTAGAGCTGTTGGTGAATCATCACACGTTGAAGGTTATTTAAACATATCTAATGGCGCATATTCTCATTCTGAGGGTAAACAAACTACTAGTGATGGTGTAGCATCACACGCTGAAGGCGCATTAACAACAGCAATTGGTGATTATTCACACGCTGGTGGTTACCAATCTATAGCTAGTGGAACAACATCGTTTGTTCACGGTTACAATTCAATGGCATTAAGTGCCAATACAATTGTATTTGGTGCAAATATTACTGGTGCATCAGAAAATACGGTATATGTTCCAAATATCCAATTCGATTTAAATGCTCCATCAACAATGGATGTTGGTAGAATGGAATGGAATGATACTGATGGTACCGTTGACTTAAGATTAAAAGGTAATAATTTAACTCTTCAAATTGGTGAAGATATAGTTGTTAGAGTTGTTAATAAAACAAATACCAATTTATCTGGTACTACTTATAGTGCTGTAAGAGTACGTAATGTAACTGAAGGCGGTGCTCAAGGTCAGCGTTTAGCTATTGTATTGGCTCAAGCTAACACAACAACCAATGCTAAAGATACAATAGGTTTAGTAGCTGAAAATATCGCTAATAACCAAGAAGGTTTTGTAATGTTATTGGGTCAAATCCATAATATCAATACAACAGGTTCACTTCAAGGTGAAACTTGGGTTGATGGTGATGTATTATATTTAAGTCCAACAACTGCTGGTGGTATTACCAAAGTAAAACCAATTGCGCCAAATAAACAAATTGTTATTGGTTATGTTGAATATGCTCACGCAACAAATGGTAAGATATATGTTAACGTTCAAAATGGATATGATATAAATGATTTGAATAATGTTTCAATTTCTGGTACACCAACAAATGGTCAAGGATTAACATATTCATCAACATTATCAGCTTGGACCAATACTACACTTGCACCATCAACTGATGTTGATATTACTGGTGGCACCAAATCTGGTACAACACTTATATTAACAAATAGTACTGGTGGCACAATCAATATTACAGGTTTTACAGATACATTTGTAACTGGTGCTACAAAAACAAATAGCGTAGCTACTTTCACAAATAATACTGGAGGTACATTTACACTTACAGGTTTAACATCAATAACTGGTGGTACTTATTCGAATTCAACAGGTAATTTAACCTTGAATAATAATGCTGGTGCATCAGTTATTGTTACTGGTTTTACCACACCAACTAGTTTCCAAGTTTATCGTGATACATCAACATATACTCACACTGGTACACTAGCGGAAACACTTGTATGGTCAGCTTTAATTCCTGCAAATACTTTCCAAAGTACTGATTTATTCACAATAGAAGCGTTGACAAGTGCTAACTCTAATGCTAACTCTAAAGCTTTTAGATGGTATTTTAATACAGGTAACACATTAACTGGTGCTGTTCAAATTGCAGCTTATACACCAACAACAACTGGTCTGGGCGCTAATTTCCATAGAAATATATTCTTTTATGGTTCGGCTAACCAGAGAATGCAATCATCAACAACCAATATGGTATCATCATATTCACAGGTTAACGCTGCTTTGACAACGACAACATTTAACATAGCGTCTGATATTTATTTGATTCTTAGCTGTCAATTAAACAATACTGGTGATACAATGAGTATATTAAATAACATAGGTACAATAACAAGATAATTGATATGATAGTTTTACAAGCAAATTTGGTTGATGAGAAATTAATACCAGAAAGAGAATTAACACAAGAAGAAAAAGCATCAATCATTGCAATGATTTTTACTAGTGGTGTCTTCACTTATTATCAAATAGGTGAAGGCGATGCATTAACAACTCAATTAACACTAATGGGATTGGTTAATGTTATCGGTAATATCAATGATGATGGTGTTACATATATAGTTGAAGAAGTATGACAAATATAGAATTAGCTAATAGACTAACAAGCGAATTAAAAGCGTATTTAAAAGCATCTGGACACGTTGATTCAGGTGCGCTTTATAATTCAATTAAATTCACGGTAAGTGAAAATCCATTTGATATTAAATTGGATGCTGAGAAGTATATTGAATATTTGGATGATGGTAAATTTTTGGATAAATTCTTTGCTCAAGAAAAAATAACTAATTTATTTGTTGATTATTTTAATTCAAAAATAAGTTTACTTATTTAACAATCCTGTTTCTTTTTGCATACTTAAAAAGTTAAAAAGATAGATAAGACCAAGATATGTTAGTTTTTCTATCTTTAATAAATCACCATCTGCTAGTTTATATAGCAATTGTTCCCACCCCCATTTTTTTTGTGTTGAATATTCTTCTTTAGCTTCATTTATTTCTTCAATAGTCTCAGCATCAGCACCAACATATTCAAGTAATTTATCATCATCAATATCTTCATATGGAATTTCAAATAGGGGTTTATAGTTTTCCATGAATGTATCTTTGAATTTTTTATATTCATCAATTATCCCATACACATGCGAAATTGGTATTTCATCAAATTCAAATTTTCTTTTCTCAATGTTAATGACGCTATAAGGTTCATATATTATTTCACCCCATTCCCCGATTTTTGTTTTACGATATGCGATAGATAGTATTTTACCAAAATTATCAAATACTCCGTTATTTACATAGTATTCAAAATCTAGAAATTCGCCAAGTGTTATGTCATTAATATCTTTATATTTAAAATCATTCTCTAATGCCTTGCGAAATTTTTGACTTGGGGGGTATGATAAGAATGTCATTGATTTCATAATTTCAATAATACCAAAAACATCAAAATATTCCCAGCATTCATCTTCACTTGTAGTATTAGTTAAAATTGCTAGCTTTTCAAGTTGTAAATAAAATTCAGATTCAAATTGAGTTTCATCAATTGAATAAAGTTCTATAAATTGGCTTACTGAAACATCATCCCATGAGGATGGTATTTTTGGTGTTTCCATTATAATTTACTATAGTTCTGGATATTATTGATAAGTTCTTGTGAAAAGAATGCTATAAATGGTAGGGCTACTTCAACTCTTAAGTGTTGTCTAAATATGTTAGCTTTTTCCTTGATAATAGCATCTGTAAAATTAGTTTTGGTATCCAATAAATCATCTTGATATACTGCTGCCATAAATTCACCTAAATATTTATTTGGGTTCATTTTAATAGCTCTTTCTATGATTCTCATTTGTTTTACATTCATTGTGAATTTATCACCCTTAAATGCAGTATATATCCTACCTTCAATTTCTATTTGAGATTGGAATATAGATAGGAAAGATAGGTCTTCCTCATTGGATACGAATTTACTAACTAAATCTAAAAATTGTGGAATTTCTAAATCTTCAATTACTTCTTCTGGAATACCTTGATATGTGAATATCTTTGTATATTTATCAATTTTATCCAATTCTGGGTCATTTAGAAAGCCACTAATTGTTTCAAACTCACCAAGAGTCATTTCGATAGCTAAATTTTTTACGGTATAGCTATTACCGTTTAAATCAATATTAATCATAAATGTGTGTTTATAAATATTGTTTTTAATCATTTTTTTTATTTGTGACAATAATTTGTATGAGAAAATTACCTAAATACAAATTAAAAATTGACGAGGATATCAATGGCAATCAGCCAGAAGGATGGATTCGTACATCATTTGTAAAGAACCCAGCGATAATTATCAAGGGTTTAGCTCTATCAGCTGTTGAGGAAAAGAAATTTGTCTTCACTGATGACCTCAAGTATCAAATAGCTGCACCAGCATTATTGCCATTTCAGACATATCGTAACCAAGAAGGTGAAGAGTTTTATGTTGAATTCACAAAAGAAGATGTATTAAAGATACATCAAAAATTTATGAAGAATTTGGACAATAAAAAACAAATGTTCAATGTTGAGCATTCTGATTCTATTGCGCCAGCATTTTTACTTCAAGCGTGGGTAGTTGAAAAACCATTAGAAGATAAAGCTTATACGACTTTTGGAATTGAAGTCCCAGAGAATACAATATTTTTTGTTACTCAATTTGAAGATAAAGAATTCTATAATAAACTTGTTAGAGAAGGTGCCACTGGATTATCCATTGAGGGTATGTTCGGTATGGAACTTATGATGAGTGAAGTTATTGATGAAGAGGAAAATAATAATAAACAAAAACAAACAGAAATTAAAATGGATGAATTAAAAAATCTAGAGGGTAAAAAATTTAAAGTAGATGATAAGTGGTACGAAGTAAAAGACGGCCACGTTGTTGAATACGTTGAAGCCCAAGCTGAAGTTGCTGCATCAGAAGATGTTCCAGCTGAAGTTGAAATGGCTGATGTTCCAGCACAAGATGTTGCTGTTGACGCACCAGCTCAAGATGAGGTCATTGCTGAGCCAGCTCATGACAACTATAATAAGGAAGAAATTGATGCGAAATTTGAAGAAGTATTCGCAATGCTTGCTGAAATTAAAGTATCAATTGAAGGATTATCTGCCCCCGTAGCGGCATCTGAACAAAAATTCTCAATTCAAAATAACACTAATAAAACAATTGTTGATTCTTTTGTTGCTTTCCGTAACAGAAAATAATGGGTTTTTAAAAACCTAACAATAATTGGTATAAACAAAACAAATAAATAAAAATATGAATAAATTCGATTTTTCATTAACAGTTGATTCTAGCGCTCTTGCATGTGCAGACGTAGATTCATTCTATTCTAAAGCATACTTGGCTGGTGAAGAAAGCAAGTTCATCAAACTTATCCCAGGTGTGAAAAACTCTCGTAAAGTTGCTACCACAACTTTTCCTAGCGTTTTACAAGCACTTGACTGCACATTCGCAGCTACATCATCAGTTCTTTCAGCAGTTACAGTAACTGTTTGCCCTTTGAAGTCAAACGTTTCTATCTGTAAAGTTGATATTGAAGACTCATTTATTGTTAACCAACTTCGTGCTGGTGAATCAAACTATACTTGGGATGCTTATATGTCACACTACTATGAAATGCTTAACAAAGAAATTGCTTCTGAAATTGCAGTATTGAGATGGCAGGGTAACACAGCTGGTACTGGAAGCACTTATAGCGGGAATTTTTTATATAAAACATTGTGCGACGGGTTCGAAAAGCTTTTGTTAGCTGACTCTAATGTTATTGACGTAACTGCTACTGCTGTAACAACTTCTAACGTAATCAGCATATTGACAGCAGCTTTCAACGCTGCCCCAACAGCTGTTAAGGTTAAAGGTGCTGGTGCTGTATTTATGGTTGCATCAAACGTAATCGCTTCGTATAGAATCGCAAGTGCACTTGGTAATAGTCAGAGTTATATCACGGGTGATATGCCACTTACTTTTGCTGGATACCCAGTGGTAGAAGCTGTAGGTATGAGTGACAATAACATCGTATTCTCAGTTCCAACAAACTTCATTCAAGCTTTTGATGGTTCAGAAGGTGGTGAAATTATTTCTGTTGACCAACTTAAGACTGGTTTGGGTATTCCAAATATCGCAACAACTGTTTTGTTGTCAATTGGTTTCCAAATTGTAAACGGTAGTCAGGTGACTTGGGTTCATTAAACATTTGAATGATTAAAAAATAAAATTAAAAAGGGCTGAGCAATAAAGCTCGGCCTTTTTTATAAAGAATAATAAAACAAAATTAAAAATATAAAACTATGAGTTGTAATTCAAATACTCTTCAATGTATCCCTAAATCTTGTGGTGTAAATATAGGTGGTCTTAGAACTATCTGGGTAATCGACCAAGATTTGGTTACTGGTACTACTATCTCTGAATCAGCACACACAGTAACCAATATTGCATTGGCAGCTGGTGAGACTTTTTTGGAAATTCAAACAAATCCTAATAACGCTTCATTATCAACTGAATCACCAATTAATTTTGAAAATGGTTCTACCCTGTATAATTCTACTCTTAGTATTACTGTACACAAACGTAGAGCAGCTGTTTCATATGCCCTTCAATTGCTTGCCGAAGGACAACGAATGCTTACCTTTATTGCATTAGACTCAAATGGCTTGTATTGGTATGTTGAAGATGCACAAATGAGTTCTTCACAGGAGAATAGTGGTAAAGCTAAGGCTGATGGTTCTCAATATACTGTTGAGTTCTTAGCGCAGCTTAGTCACCGTGTATATGAAGTTGATTCAACTATTGTTGCGGCTATTACTAGCACTTGTGCATAATTTGTACTAGTATTGTGTGTTTAATAAAAACTGATAAAGCCACCCATGGGTGGCTTTTATCATTTTAAGTGTTTAAAAACAATAATTAATAAAGTAAAATAATGATTTATTTAGAGAAGAATACTTCAAATAAAGTAGTGTTAACACTATCTCAAACTAGTACATTACCAGTGCCTTATTTTTTATTTGAATTTATTTATGAAGGTAATACATCACCAGTTAATATATATTGGACTGGTGATGATGAGACGCTAGCTTATAGTAGATACTCTTTATTCACCATAGATGAAAATTCAAGTGGTAGTACTACTGGTACAACTGGTAGTTTATCTTTAATGGTTGGGCAATATGCTTATAATATTTATGAGTCATCAACATCTAACCCTTCATCAATATCTGATACAACTGGTGTTGTAATACAGACAGGTAGAATGGTAGTTGCTGACCCTAGTGGTGAGTATGTTGACCAAATAATTCCTTCTCAAAATAACACAAATTCAAACATCTATTTATAATGAAAATTTTAGGTATAAACTTTGGTAAAGAAAAGAAAGAAATAACAACAAGTGTTCAGGTTAAACCTGAACCATTTTTATCGACCTTTTCATCAACCTTCAAAAACGTACCAGAAGGTAATTTAGTGTTACCCCATATTATGCCGCGAGGTAATGGTGGTTGGGTACCATTTGGTGCTGATAATCTATATCCTCAGTTCTTAAATCAAATGTATTATTACTCACCATTACATAATGGTATAGTTAACTATAAAGTATTATCAGTAATTGGTAACGGATTTGAATTATCTTCAGCAATTAAAACACCTCAACATAAAGTTGATGAATATGTATTTGTTAAAAAGAACAACCTTAATTCAATGGCTAGACAATTAACCAATGACCTTGTTCTTCACGGACGAGTTTGTGTATTGGTTAATAAATCTGAAAATGGTAAAGTATCTCTTAAAAGATTGGGTCCTGAGACCATAAGAGTATATGAAGATAAAACAAAATTTGATTGGTCACCAGATTGGTCAAGAAGACAGTCTATTAAGACACTAAGTGAATATGACCCATCAATATTAGGTGAATCATTGTACTACTATGAAATTGATTTGGTAGCTGGTCAGGAGTACTACCCACTTCCTCATTACACAGCAGCAATGCACGACATTTTTTTGGATGGTGAGATGGCATATTTACAAAAATCAAACATCGTTAATAGTATCTATCCATCTTTTATGATTACTCTAGCAAAAAAATTTGGAAGCGATGCTGAATTACAACAATACAAAAACACAATCGAAAACGCAAAAGGAGCACCAAATGCTGGTAGAATATTGAGTTTCATTGCCCCTGATGGTAGCAGTCTACCAACTATTACTCCTATTCCAACAAATAACAACGATAAATTATTCACAGAAACAACCAAGCGTGTCGATGATGATATCTGTAGAGTGCATTTGATTTCACCATTGCTTATGGGCATCCGTGTCCCAGGGAGTCTTGGTCAAGGTAATGAACTTGAGAAAGAATGGACCATCTTCCAACATACTTTTGTTAAACCAACTCGTCTTCAAATAGAAGAAATTTTAAATGACTTATTTGAAATTGGAGGTGTTGCTTCGCATGTGACAGTTAGAGATTACCAAATAATTGACAACGTAATTGTTGACAAAACTCAAAAAACTAAAATCTAATGATATATTTCTGTTCAGAAAACTACTTAAAACAAATTGGTATTATCAATGACAATGTTGAT